CTTGATCACACTAGCCTCATTAAAAGTATTCGGAGTCTTAAACTCCCTTTAGTATTGTGTAGGTCTAAGTCAGGCGGAGCACATGTATTTTTATTTACAACAGAAAATATTCCTGCATCTTTGATGCAATCTAAATTAAAAAAGATATCAAAAGTTTTAGGATATGAAGGTTCAGAAATCTTTCCTAAACAAACAGAAATACTAGTGGAACGTGGTGACACTGGTAATTTTTTAAACTTACCTTACCACAATCAAATGAAAGGATTACGTTATGCTATCAATGATGAAGGCAGTAGTTGCACGCTTGAAGAATTTTATCAACTCTATGATAAATACGCACGAACGAAAGACTCTGTACAAGAAATTAAAATTGAAGAAGAAAAAATAAAAGAAACATTTCCTGGAGGACCACCTTGCTTAAACAAATTGGCATCAATTGGTTTTGGTGAGGGTTCTAGGAATAATGCATTGTTTAATGTAGCAGTATACTACAAACAATCATCGCCAGATACATGGGAAGATGAAATTGTAAAAGCAAACATGGAACATATGAATCCACCACTTAGTAATAGTGAGGTTCAACAATTAATTAAATCAGTAAACAGAAAAGGTTATGACAAGTATAGATGTAAAGATGCACCTATCAATGCAGTATGTCAATCTGGTTTATGTAGAACAAAAAGATTTGGTGTAGGATTTGGTGAGGAAGAGATGCCAGTACTTGGAAGTCTTACAAAATATACTTCAACACCTCCACAATGGTTTTTAAATGTAGATAAGACTAGAGTAGAATTAAAAACAGAACAATTATATAGCCCACCTTTATTTGCGTTAGCATGTTTAGACCAAGCTAATTTAATTGTACCAGTACCTAAACCTAAAGATTGGAAACAACATTTTTTAAAACCTATGATGACTAACTTACAAGAAGTAGAACCATTGGAGTCTTTAAATCCTACTAATGAAATTACAGGACTATTGCAGGACTGGACAACTAATAGACAGAGTGCCAGAACTATGGATGATGTTCTTAACAAACTTCCATTTACAGAAGATGGTTTTACTTATTTTAGAATGGAAGACTTTTATGCATTTCTTAAAAAAAATAATTGGGACATGGATAAAGTTAAGACAGGTAATTTAATTAAAAGACTAGAAGATATATTTGTAGAAGAAACAAGATTAAGAATAAAACAACAACAGCCTAGAGTTGTTAAAATTAAAACTATGAAAAAAATAGAAGCAGCAGTTTCTAAAATTGAATACCAACAGGATGATTTTTAATGAGAGTAGACGCTTACATGGATTTATTAACTATAACATTTTGGACTGCTTTGTATATTTGGAGTACATTTTTATGAAATACGGACTAACTGACAAACAATTAAAACTTTTTAATTTTATTAAAGATTATATTAACAAAAATACTATATCACCTTCTTTTGATGAAATGAAAATAGCTATAGGTTTAAAATCTAAATGTGCAATTGCAGCAAGAATAGAACAATTAGAAAAAAGAGGATGGTTAAAAAAGTTACCAGGAAAAAATAGAAGTATACAAGTAACAAAAATATGAAAACAATAATATTGGGACCACCGGGAACAGGTAAGACAACAACGTTGTTGAACTTAGTGGACGAATTTATCCAACAAGGGATTAGACCCAGACAAATTGGGTACTTTTCGTTTACTAAAAAAGCTGCAACTGAGGCTGCTGACCGTGCTGCAGAGAAGTTTGGATTAGACAAAGAGAACGATTTACCTTTCTTCAGGACTCTACACTCATACGCTTTTAATCAATTAGGTATGACTAAAGAAAAAATGATGAAGATAGAAGACTATAAAGAATTTGGGCAGAAATGTGGCATACCTATTAAGACAGCTAAGTACTCAGCAGAAGATGGTACATTTAATTCTGATAATGAATACCTTACAATCATAAACACAGCCGCAGTTAAGAGAATGGATCTACTAGAATACTATGACTCTAGAAAAAATATCATAGACATAGAACGAAACACATTATTTTTATTAGCAGAAGAATTACAAAGATTTAAAAAAGAAAAGAACTTAAAAGATTTTAATGATTTGATAGAAGACTTTATTAAAAAAGAAACTCTTAATAAGTTTGAAGTATTATTTATAGATGAGGCACAAGATTTGTCTCTATTACAATGGGAGATGGTGAGAAAGATTTGGTCAAGAGCTGAGAAAACTTACATAGCAGGTGATGATGATCAGGCTATATTTAAATGGGCAGGTGCGGACGTAGATCACTTCATAGCCTTAAAAGAAGAGGTTAATGACATTAAAGTATTAGATCAATCTTATCGTATACCAGGCGGACCTATACATGAATTGTCTCAAAATATTATAAACAAAGTACAGAATAGATTTGAAAAAAAATATAAACCTAGAGATGAAATAGGATTATTAAAAAGATATTCTGATATAACACAGGTAGATATGAGTGCTGGCAACTGGCTAGTATTATCTTCTGCAAACTATTTTCTAGATGATGCCAAAGACTTATGTGAGATTCAAGGATGGTATTATCAATATAAAGGTATGAATTCCGTACCATTAAAACTATTGCTTGCATTAAATAACTGGGAGTCATGGCGTAAGGGTGAATTTTTAAATCACTTAGAGATTAAAAACATCTATCAATATTTAGGATCTAATGTTTTAGTAGGGTTTCAGAAGGGTAAAACTTTGCATTCGGACGCGAAGTATACACTAAAGGAATGCCAAGAACAACATGGCTTATTAAAATCTGACGTTTGGTTTAAATCATTTGAAGGTTTAGATGCAATGACGGAAACTTATATTCGTAACATGAGGGCGAATGGTGAGATGATAAATAAAAATCCTCGTATTAAAATGTCAACTATACACGCAGCAAAAGGAGGAGAAGCCGACAACGTTTTATTATTACAGGACCTAACAGGTGCAGCACTAGAAACTTTTAGTCATGACCCAGATGAATTACATAGATTATTTTATACTGGCGCGACGAGAGCGAAGCGTGAATTGCATTTACTAGATCCTAAAAACTTTGATAGGGCTTATATAATATGACAAAAGAAAATGATGAATATTTTTTAGAACGTCAAAAATCTTTTATAGATGTTTATGAAAAAGAAGTTAATGTAATGGAGAATAAATTTTCTCTTTTTGCAATAGATAAAACTCAAGTTCCTTGTTTGTTAACTATGCATATAATTACATTTTCAAAATCTTATATGACTGAAAAAGAATTTGAATCATATAAAAATTTTGTTCAAGGTGTATTAGATGGGTGGAGACCTCCTGTAAAACTTGAAGTTATTAAAGGAGGAAAAAAATGAAAACATATAAAGAACTAAAGAAAAAAGGAATAGTTAATAGTAAAGTAAAACTTGGAGATTTAAAAAGTTTATTAACACAAGTTGGGGGAGATCATTATAAAAAAATGGTAATTCAACCTGCTGAATTTATTAACAAAAATAAGTTGCTTTTTGCAGAAGGGAACGCTATAAAATACATATGTAGGCACTCAACTAAGGGTGGCATACAAGATATAGATAAAGCAATACATTATCTAGAAATGGTGAAAGAGAGAGATTATAAATGAGAAGAACCCAAATGCCTTTGTTTGCACCCGAAACTGAATGGGTTGCACCAGAAGAATTAAAAGATTTATCAGGTTACAAAGAAGTTGCTATTGATTTAGAAACTTATGACCCTTATCTAATGACTCAAGGCTCAGGTAGTGTTGTCGGAAAAGGACACATTGCAGGCGTTGCAGTGGCCGTAGAGGGCTGGTCTGGCTATTATCCGATTGGACATGAGGGTGGTGGTAATATGGATAGAAAACTTGTATTACAATGGGTTCAAGATTTAGTTAATCAAGAGAAAACTACATTTATATTTCACAATGCTATGTATGATGTTTGCTGGTTAAGAGCGGCAGGTATTAAAATTAGAGGTAAGATAGTTGACACTATGATTGCAGCATCTTTGATTGATGAGAATAGAATGTCTTATGCATTAAATACTTTAGCTAAATTTTATGTTGGCCTAGGTAAAGATGAGAAAGTATTACAAGAAGCGGCTAAGAGTTATGATCTTAATCCTAAGGCAGACATGTGGAAGTTACCTGCAATGTATGTAGGAGAATATGCTGAACGTGATGCTGAAGCTACCTTAAAACTTTGGCAAAGATTAATTATAGAATTACATAACCAAGAACTTATGGATGTATTTAATTTGGAAACTAAATTATTTCCTTGTCTAGTTGACATGAGATTTAAAGGTGTAAGAGTTGATCTTGAACATGCAGCTAATCTAAAGAAAAATTTAATAGTAAGAGAGAATAAAATTCTTAGTAAAATTAAAGAGTTAACAGGTATTGATGTAGAGATACATGCAGCCCGTAGTATTGCTAAAGCATTTGACAAATTAAAACTGCCATATGATAGAACAGAAAAAAGTAATGAGCCTAGCTTTACTAAAAACTTTTTACAAAACCATCCGCATGAGTTAGCTAGATCTATTGCAGACGCAAGAGAGATTAACAAAGCCCATACAACTTTTATAGATTCTATTACCAAGCATTCTCACAAGGGTAGAATTCATGCAGACATAAATCAAATACGATCAGACCAAGGTGGGACCGTGACAGGTAGATTCTCTATGAGTAATCCAAATTTACAGCAAATACCAGCGAGGCACCCGGAGATCGGACCGATGATTAGATCTATATTTATTCCTGAAGAAAAAACAAAATGGGGAACGTTTGACTACTCACAACAAGAGCCTAGAATTTTAGTGCATTATGCAAAGTTACAAAACTTAGAAGGCGTTGATGAAATTGTTAATGCCTATAATGCAGGTGATGCCGACTTCCACCAAGTAGTAGCAGATATGGCAGGCATAGAACGTAAGCAAGCTAAAACTATTAACCTTGGACTTATGTATGGAATGGGTAAAAATAAATTAATGTCAGAACTTGGATTACAAAAAGAATCAGCTGAAAAATTAATTAGGCAGTATCATACTAAGGCTCCGTTTGTTAAAAAATTAATGGATAATGTAACTCGTAAAGCAGAAGACAGGGGTAAAATTAGAACTTTAGGGGGTAGAGCATGCCACTTTGATTTATGGCAACCCACACAATTTGGTATATTTAGACCATTGCCTTTAGAGCAAGCAAGAAAAGAGTATGATGAACCTTTAAAACGTGCATTTACTTACAAAGCATTAAACAAATTAATACAAGGATCGGCAGCAGATATGACAAAGAAAAGTATGGTAGCATTATATTAAAATGGTATAGTACCACACATACAAATTAATGATGAAGTAGATATTTCTATTGAATCTGATAAACAAGCAGAACAAATAATTGAAATAATGGAGTCAGCTGTGGAATTAAAAGTACCTAATAAAGTTGACTACGAATCAGGTGCTAACTGGGGTGAAATTAAGTAATGGCTTATTTAAATGCCAACATACCCACAACTTATGCACAAATACGAAGGGAGTATTTATATGATTGTAAAAAACATCACGGAGAAGTTCAAGACTGTATTATCTTTGGCATTACCAGTATGGGTGGCAGGGCAATACTATTCCATGCTCTTATGGA